TCTGGATTCAAACCAGCCTCTTTGAGGGCTCTAGTGGCTGCATCAAGCATAGACTCTCGCCTAGGCTTAACAGCAGTTCCTCTACGAGCCGACACAGGGGCAGCCTGACGACGCTTTCGACTTTTTTGTCTAGTAGAAACTGCCTTCATCTCAGCCTGTGCAACACGGGCAGCAAGACGAATGGCAGCAGCGGGGTTGACCTGAGCCAACTCACTTAGTTCAGGATCGTTATCAATAACCTGACCAGTAAGGGGCGCAAGCCTCTGGTGATCGAGGTCAGGAGAAGCAGAGGCAAACTGTCGGTAAGCTCCCGTAACCCTTTCTCGATGTGCAACAGGTTGCATCTCTTGAGCCAAATCCTTGATGCCAGAAGCCTCAAGGCGGCGCTGAACCTCTTTCTCCGTTGCCTTTTCGACGTAATACTTGATTACCTCTTCAGGACTAGAGCCCCTTGCCATGTCAGGAGCAACTTCTTCCTGCACTTGTTCAACGGGTTCCTGAGCCTGCTGTCGCGCGAACACGGCAGCATTAGCAGCGTCAATAGAGTCAATGTATTTGTTCTCAAGAACCGCAGCGCGCTGCATTCGCTTTGTGAACGCAGCTTGCATGCTCTTGTAAGTAGACTTTATTTCTTCAGGAAGACTTTCAGGGTTTCCATCCCAAAAGGATTCTTCCCCTTCGTCTTCGTACTCAGTTTGGGGTTCAGTGTGGTCAACTAGATGCTCTTCTTCACCATAGGCATCGTCAGCCTCACTACCGATCTCTTCAGAGTTATCCTCAATAAGGGTCTCTTCAAAGTTGTCGATGGGCGTCTCTGCTGTCATGGTTCCTCCAAACGCATTATCGCGTGATTTGGATATGAGTTTAACCATAAAGTTTTGTCAAGTACCATCGGAACCATGCCAAACGAAAATATCAAAATTAAATTCTCCTCCTCCGAAATCTCAGACTGGGTTGAAAAAATCGAGGAATCAGAAAGGCTCCTTGAAGAAAATCACCTACCGATTTGGCGTTCTGTGCAGCGGGCTTACTCGGCAGAAAACTCAGACAACCCAGACGGTTTGCACTTTGAAGAAGGCCAAGAAGTTAATTTTAACTTCCTACTAGCCAACGCAAACACGATTATCCCCGGCGTAATTTCCGCCAACCCCTACATCTATGTTAAGCCTCGTCGCCCTGGCGACAAAGAGTCCGCTCGCATCGCAGAGACGGCGCTTAATTATATTTGGAGAGAGATTGATGGAAACCGGACAACTCGCAGCGTTGTTCTGGATACGATCTTGTTTGGAATCGGAGTCGCAAAAATCGGCTACGAAGGAAGTGGCTCCTTCTACACGGAGGAAGACTACAACAGCGGACCAGAAAAGCCGCTCCCAGGGGACACCGAAGAAGGAGGGCTAACTCCAGAGCAGCGTCGGCAGCTTCGCATGATGATGGCTGACGACATGATGTCTTTTGAGGAAACTCCAGACGACAACCCAACGTACAACCGAGTTTGCCCGTGGGACCTGCTAATCCCCCCTGGGTACACCGACCTCAAGCAATGCCCCTGGGTGTGCGAGCGAATGATTGTTCGACTCGATGACCTGAAGAACGACGACAGGTTCACCGTGCCTGACGGGGTAGTAGCTGACTCCTGGCTAGAGGAGGCAATCCCAAGCACCCTCACTGGGTACTCATCTCAAAACAACATGAACCAGCCTGAGGTTGAGCCTGAGTACGTCACCCTCTACGAGATTCGCTACTGGACAGACATTGGCGACGGGCTGCGACGTTACGTCATGTGGATTCTGAAAAACCCAGGAACTGGGGATGCCCAGGATTCTATTCTTCGGCATATCCCTGACCCCATCGAGATGAAGGGGTACCCATACGAGGTCTTGCGCTTTGTAGATGTTCCCAACAACTTCTACAGCACAAAAGTTGCTGACTTGTACTCCATCAAGGACATCTCCCAGCGACTTAACGATGAGTGGGCCTACATACTTCGGCATCACCGGCTGTCTTCACGGCGTAAGTTTGTCGCAGCTCCGGGCGCGCTAGAGTCTGGTCAACTTGCTGGACTCCTAGAGTCTGAGGAAGACATGGCAGTGGCTGAAGTGCCAGCCAGTGTTGCTCGTATCCAAGACGCATTGATGCTCCTCCCTGAGGCCCCTCCACCAAGCACTACTCCTATGGTGCTTCAGGGGCTTGCTCGTCTTATGTACGAAATCTCTGGGATTGACTCGTTCCAGCGTGGTGGAGCAAGCCGCAAAGGGACTACCGCAACTGAGGTAGCTATTGCTTCTGCCGCTACTAAAGGCCGAGTAGGGATGCGGCTTGAGGGAACTGAGAAGTTCATCTCTGGAGTTTCTAGGAAGATCCTCTCAATCATGCGCCAATACTTTGATGAAGTTCGATACCTGCGAATCGACGGGGACATGGGAGACGACGAGTTCATCTCTTTCACAGCCTCTGACATCCAGGGGATGTACGACGTAAACATCCAGGCTGGCTCCACGATTCCGACTGACCCGGCTGAGGAACAACGTGCCTTTATGGGCCTGCTCCAGACGATTCAAGGAGTCACAGGAACTCTGGCCCCGCTTGTGCAAGGAGGCGTTCTCCCACCAGACGCAATCCAGAACTTTATGGATCAAGCTTTCAAGGTGTGGCGTCAAGACAAGAGAGCCCTAGTTGGCCCACTGTCTCAGCTACAAGGAGCAGCTATTTCCGCTGGCGCTGCTGGACAAGCAGAAGAAGAGCCCCAGACTCAAGGGGTAGAAGACACCGGGATGAACGCAGTCGGAGAGCCGCTTGCTGGGACCGGACCACGGGAGGTAGCCCCTGGCAGCGCAGAAGCAGTCATGGGTCGATTCCAAAACTAAGGGGAAGTAATGCGTATTTATGACATGAAATGCACGCACGACTTGTGTGGACGAGTTTTTGATTGGCACACGAAGTCAGCTATCTACGAAAACAGTAGAAAGTCAGACTTCAAGGATGTCCGCTGTTGGTTTTGCGGACGAGCGGGAGCGAAGAGGGCCTTCACTTCTGCACCTGCTGACTTAACCATTAAGGGGACCTGGGGCCGAACCGCAAGCCCAGAACTTAAAGGGAAGAGCTACTACACAAAGCAAGAGCGTGACCGTCAGCTTGCCGCCGCAGGAACCTCTGTCGCAGACGGTGGAGAGATGCAGGGCGTATTTGAGAAGAAGAAAGACTCAATAGATACGTCTGATAGAGACCTAGCAAGAGAGGCTATTGAGTCCCTCCTTACAGAGAATGGCGAAATGCGCCTAAAGGACATCATCGAAGCTACCGGCCTTACGACAAAAGCTGTTCACGATGTTGTCTACCGAGACCCAGGGCGAATAGCTAAGACTGGCTGGGGGGTTTACGGGCTTACTGGCGTCTCCGCTTAGAAAGCATTCTCCTCATAGAGGACTGGCTCTGCTCGTAAGTATCCCAGTCCTCTTCTGACCACCTGTTGTGGTCCATAGCTCTTTCCATGTCTACCGCTGTGTCGTTGACTTTGGTCATGCCGCCAGGGGTGTAGTGCGCTACAGCCGTAGCAATCATTGCTGAGACACAAGCATCGTCGTTCTTCCCTGGAGGAGCGCCCATCTTTGCCTGAAGGTTGTCAATACCATCCTTGCTGTAGAGCACAGTCCTTGTATAAGCCTCCATCTCGTCAAGGATTTGCCTGGAATGAATCTTCACATACCCGTCTTTAACCGACTTTTGCATAAGGCCAACCATCGCTGGCTTTGTCTTTCTCGTGGTGTCCCAACCAAGCATGATCCCAGGACCACCTATTGTGTCCGTGCTTATACGGCGGTAGAGGTTCCAATACTTAGACCTCTCAAGGAGAGCGATAAGCCCAGCGCCTAGACCCGTAACCTCAGGGGCAAGAATGGCGTTGTTGTAGTGAAGGGCTATCAGAAGGCAAAGAGGGGAAAGTTCATCTAGCTCTAGCTTCCCTCGCCACTCCGCAGCCTGCTCAAGCGTGGCTAAGTTGAAAACACAAATGTGGTCCCAGTCTCTGCTGTTTGACCCCTTGCTTACGTCCGCGCTTACTACGTAACGCTCACCGGGCTCTGGATGCCTCCAAACAGACATCCGCCCTGAACCCGGCAAAGTCTCGTCTAAGACTGGCTTGTAGGTTGAATAGAGTCGCTCTCTACCAAGCGGATAGTCGCTTCTATCTCTAATTTCAAACCACTCATGAGGGGGACAGGCGTTTTCTTCTGGCTTCTTCGCCCCTGCGTAGGGGAGGCACAAGTCACACCAACACCCGTGAATGTTTTTTTGAGCTTGAATCGCGTCCTTGTCAAAGACCGGAGAGCCAGACGCGCTAAACGCCTCTTCATCCGTGCTGGGATATTCCTGATGAAACCGCTCAACCGAACCCCCACACTTAGACGAGATTGTTGCTCGCCTCCAAACAAGGTTTTCAAGAGTTACCCACTCCCCAAACTTCTCAAGGATTTCTTTTTCATCGCCGTCAAGAGACGCCCTGAACGCTTCCTCTGAG